AACCAAAGGTATTCGCATCTCGGCTGTGTGCTGGGCGTACGGATTTTATGAGGACTGATCATGGCGATTGATAAAGCGCTGTACCAAGCCCCGATGGGCTTGCCCGAAGAGGACGATGCCGAGGGCATCGAGGTCGAGATCGTAGACCCTGAAGCGGTCAACATTAGCGGTCCGGGCTTTGCGATTGAGTTGGCTAAGGTCGAGGGCGAAGAAGACTTCAGCAGTAACTTGGCCGAAGATATGGACGACGGCAGCTTGCAGTCGCTGGCCAGTGACTTGGCAGACGACATCGACAACGATAAAGGCTCCCGCAAGGAATGGGAGAAGATGTACGTCGAGGGCATTAAGCTCTTGGGCCTCCAGATCGAAGAGCGTACGGAGCCGTGGAACGGTGCGTGTGGCGTGTTCCACCCGATGCTGGCCGAAGCCGTTGTGCGCTTTCAGAGTGAGACCATCACCGAGACATTCCCAGCTTCTGGACCTGTGAGAACCAAGATCATCGGCAAAGAAACGCCGCAGGTCATGGAGGCCGCAGCACGGGTTGAAGAGGATATGAACTACGAGCTAACCGAGGTGATGACGGAGTATCGCCCGGAGCATGAGCGCATGCTGTGGTCTCTGCCTGCCACCGGTTCGGCGTTTAAGAAGGTGTACTACGACCCTAACCTCGGTCGCCAAGTCAGTATGTTTATTCCGGCAGAAGATATCTTCTTGCCGTATGGCGCGTCTGATCTTGACACTTGCTATCGTGTCACGCACGTGATGCGTAAGACCAAGAACGAGATTATGAAACTCCAGCAAGCGGGGTTTTATATAGACGTTGAGCTTGGTGATCCGCAGAAAGTCGTCGAGGATATCCAGAAAGCCAAAGACAAAGAGACGGGCTTCTCTGATCTGAACGATGACAGATACACGCTGTATGAGTGCCACGTTGATCTGTACTTGGAAGATGATCCCTACGCAGATAAGGATGACAAAGATCAGCACACGGAGATCGCACTGCCGTACGTGGTCACCATCATAAAAGGTACCAACCAGATTCTGGCCATACGCAGAAACTGGAACCAAGACGACAAACTAAAACTCAAGCGCCAGCACTTTGTTCACTACCAGTACATTCCGGGCTTTGGTGCTTATGGCTTTGGTCTGTTCCACTTGATCGGTGGATTCGCCAAAAACGCCACCAGTATTATGAGACAACTGGTTGACGCAGGCACGCTTTCCAATCTACCCGGCGGTCTGAAGTCCAGAGGACTCAGAATCAAAGGTGACGATACTCCCATCTCTCCGGGTGAGTGGCGCGATGTGGACGTAGCTTCGGGCAACATCCGTGACTCAATCCTGCCGCTACCCTATAAAGAGCCATCGTCAGTTCTCTTTAATTTACTGGGCACCATCGTCGATGAAGGTCGTAGGTTTGCTGCACCGGCAGACTTGCAGGTCTCGGATATGTCGGCTAACTCGCCGGTAGGTTCCACACTGGCCATTCTGGAGCGCCAGTTAAAAGTCATGACGGCAGTACAAGCGCGTGTGCACAGCACACTAAAGCGCGAGTTCAAGCTGTTAAAGATTATCATCCGCGACTACACCGAGCCGGATTACGAATACACACCAGAGTACGGCACGAAGAAAGCCAAGCGTGAAGATTACGATCTGGTGGACTTGATTCCCGTTAGTGACCCTAACGCAGCCACGCTGTCCCAGCGCGTTGTTCAGTACCAAGCCGTTCTTCAGTTAGCCCAAGGCGCACCCCAGATTTATGACATGCCGTTCTTGCACCGTCAGATGCTGGAAGTGTTGGGCATTAAGAATGCAGAAAAGATGGTGCCACTGCCAGACGATCAGAAGCCACGCGATCCTGTGACAGAAAACATGTGCGTGCTGAAACTGGAACCCGTCAAGGCGTTCTTCTACCAAGACCATCAGGCACACATTCAAGTGCACATGGCGGCAATGCAGGACCCGATGATGGCGCAGTTAATCGGGCAAAATCCACAAGCGCAGCAGATGCAAGCAGCGATGGCAGCGCATATTTCCGAGCACGTTGGGTTCTTGTATCGCCAGAAGATCGAAGAGCAGATGGGCATCGCGCTACCACCAGAAGACGAGAAGATGCCGCCGCAGTACGAGTTGGCGTTGTCTCAGATGATGGCGCAGGCCGCACAGCAGGTGTTGCAGCAGAACCAAGCAATGGCAGCGCAACAACAAGCACAGCAGCAGATGCAGGACCCAGTTGTGCAGATGCAGATGCAAGAACTACAGATTCGCGCCAAAGAACTGGAGATCAAAGAAAAGCAAATGCAGATCGAAGCTGCGGCCAAAACCGAAGAACTCGACCTGCGCAAGCAAGAGATCGACGGTCGTCAGCAGTTGGAAGCACTCAAGGTTGGTGCAACCATCAAACACCAGCAGGCGTCCCTCGAAGCCAAGCAAACCGCAGAAGGTGTGCGTATGGGTATTGAGACTGCCAAGGCTAAAGAGCAAGCAGACATCCAAAGAAAACAAGCCGCACTAAAACACATGGCGGCGTTCAAGAAGAACGAGGCAAAACCAAAAGGAGAATAAATGGGCAATGACTTCGCAAGCGTACTGCGCGAGAAGATACGCATTGAAATGAACAACTACGCTGATGACGTGGCCACTGGCGCGTGTCAGGACTTTGCGGCGTATCAAAAACTCTGTGGGGTAATTCAAGGTCTCGCCCTTGCAGAGCGTTTATTACTTGACCTTGTTGAAGCAATACGCAAAGGAGAAGAAGGCGATGAGTGAGTTAATCCTGCCGAAATACCTAAAAGACTTGATTGAGGACGAAAAAGAACTACACGAAGAATCTGTCGAAGCCCCGGCAGATGAAGGCAAAGCGCGGCAGCTACCCAAACCAAAGGGGTGGAAGCTTTTGTGTGCAGTACCGCCTGCTGAAGATACGTTTGACGACTCAGTACTTGTCAAAGCGGCAGTATCTCAACGGATTGAAGAGCAGACTACGGCAGTACTTTTTGTCGTCGCGCTCGGCCCCGATGCTTACAAAGATACTAACAAATTTCCCAGCGGTCCTTGGTGTGAAGAGGGCGATTTTGTGCTGGTTCGCACGTACTCCGGTACGCGATTCACAATTCACGGCAGAGAGTTCCGCATGATCAATGACGATCAGGTGGAAGGTGTCGTTGAAGACCCGCGTGGTTACGCACGCGCTTAACAGGAGAAAGTTATGTCTGAGTTCAAGGGCGAAGAGTTCCGGTTCCCCGATGATGAGGAACAGCAGGAAAGCACGGTAGCACAGGAAAAAACCAAGATCGCTGTCAGTGATGATGTCGAAATTGAATTAGTTGACGATACGCCAGATCGGGACAGGGGCCGCAAGCCTTTAGACAAAGAAGTTTCCGATCCGACCGACGACGAGATTGAGAACTACTCGGACAAGGTACAGACACGTATCAAAGAGCTAACACATGCCCGTCACGACGAGCGCCGCCGTAAGGAAGAACTCTTGCGAGAAAAGCAAGAGATGGAACGGCTCTTGGAGTACATGTCTGAAGAGAACAAAAAGCTCAAGCAGACGGTCAACTACGGACAAGAGATTTATGCGTCTACAGCGACACGAGAAGCAGAAGCCCAGTTGGTTGCTGCCCGACGTAGTCTGAAAGATGCACAGGAATCGTTTGACACGGATGCCATCATTGCCGCCCAAGAAGCGCTGATGGAGGCAAAGGTTAGATTCGACCAAGTTAAAAATTATAGGCCTGCCCCTTTACAAGAGGATGAACCTGTTGTACAAAGAGCACCATCGCAACCCGAAACGGTTCAACCGGACGAGAAGACGCTGCGCTGGCAGGCAAAAAACCAGTGGTACGGTCAACCGGGGTTCGAAGAATACACCAGCTACGCACTAGGGCTGCATCACAAGCTAGTCAACGCGGGCATAGACCCACGCAATGACGATTACTTCGCCCAAATCGACGGGCGCATGCGAAAGACGTTCCCCGAATTGTTCGGCGCGACGGATACGCCAAAATCTGAGCCTGCAAGTCAGCAGGAAGCTCCAGCCAAACCTACTACGGTCGTCGCACCTGCTAGTCGTTCGACTGGTAAGAAGACAATCCAGCTTACCCAGAGACAGTACGATCTGGCGAAAAAGTATGGACTAACCCCGCAGCAATACGCTGCTGAAGTAGCAAAACTGGAGGCAAGAAATGGCTGAAAATCGTACCCCTCGTGATTTGGTTACCCGTGAAAAGACAGCGCGTGTGGTCTATACCCCACCGTCGATGCTGCCTGATCCGACCCCTGAACCCGGTTGGAATTTCCGTTGGATTGCAACATCCATCAACGGACAGACCTACGCCCAAAACGTCGCCATGCGTATGCGTGAAGGCTGGGTACCGGTAAAAGCGGAAGACCATCCTGAACTAATGATCCCCGGAAACGCTTCGGGAAATGTCGAAATTGGTGGACTGCTGTTGTGTAAACAGCCGACAGAAACCGTGCAAGCACGTAATGCTTACTACAACGACCAAGCGTCGAAGCAGGAGCAGTCGGTTGATAACACGCTGATGCGCCAGAGCGATGCTCGTATGCCGCTGTTCAACGAACGGAAGTCTACGACGACCTTTGGTAAAGGTAACAAGTAGCTTTTTATTAACTAGGAGTCAAACATGTCATATCCGACTGTAAATGCCCCCTACGGGCTAAAACCGATCAATTTGATCGGCGGTCAGGTGTTTGCGGGCCAGACTCGTGAACTCCCGATTGCAAGCAACTACGCCACCGCTATCTATAACGGTGACATTGTTCGTATTTCAGGCGCTACAATCGTCAAAGAAACCGGCACCACCACTGTCTCGGCAACGGGCGTTGTGGGTGTTTTCCTTGGTTGCAGCTACACCAACCCGTCTACCGGTCAGAAGCTCTTCGCAAACTACTATCCGGGCGGCGTTGTTGCTTCAGACATCTTGGCCTATGTGTCGGATGATCCAGACCAACTGTTTAAAGTTGCTGTGACTGGCGGCGCAACTTCGACCACCATCACCCCGATTTCGGGTTCGATTCTGGGCGATAACCTTGCTATTTCGCAACCTGCTTCGAACACCACTATCTCGGGTAACTCGAATATCGGTGCTTACGATTCAGGTTCGAACACTGACCAGTCGTTGCCGTTCCGTGTCGTTGATCTCGTTCCTGAGACTACCAACTCGTCTGGCAATTACAGCGAAGTTATTGTTAAGTGGAATGCTCCGTACCCAACAGCGACTACAACCGCTGCCGGTAGCCCGCTCGTTTATACCACTACGGTAACCATCAACGGCGGCCACTCGTATCTCAACCCGACTGGTCAAGCCAGCGTATAAGGAGCTTAAATCATGGCTATTTCACGCGCACAACTACTGAAAGAGCTGCTCCCCGGCTTGAACGCACTGTTCGGTCTGGAGTATGCCCGCTACGGCGAAGAGCACAAGGAAATCTACGAAACCGAGACTTCCGAGCGTTCCTTCGAAGAAGAAACCAAACTGTCTGGCTTCTCTGCCGCACCGGTTAAGAACGAAGGTTCTGCAATCGCGTACGACAACGGTCAGGAAGC